GTGCTTCAAGCCGTTTGTGTCATATGCAATCGAGCAGATTCATAAGGCAAGGGGCTTGAACAAGAAGATTGTGAATCCAGTTACGGAACGCCTTACTCCGTTTGATTTTGCATATACATTCTACAAACAAGGTAGCACCAAGATTGCGAATTGGCTTGATAATCGTGGTCTTGATGAAGACTTTTGTGGCCTTGTGCATGTTCCAAATATGCACGACACTTATGGCGTGTACTATGATTGGGGTGCTCATATCCACGAACACTTTGTCAAATATGAGGACTTTGAAATTGCAGCATTCGGTGCAAACGCATTTGGTCTTCTTTTCTTCGGTTGGTTTGGATACGGCCAAGTTGACGAGCAAACTAGGAAGTTCGCAAAGTTTGTAAGGGAATTCTACGGTATCAAGGATAAGAAAGCACTTAGGGAATGGTATGACAAGAACCAAAAGGCAATTGGCTATCGTGGAATGTGTCTCGAAAACTCTACCGACATGAGAGGTTCTTCTGTCTCAAAGGGAGAGAAGCCTTTGTGTTGGATGGTGTACAACGAGAGTGGTTTCAAAGACCATTGCAAGAAGTACAAGGAGTACAAGGATTGGGAGAAGTTCAGAAACCCAAAGCGTTATGAGTCAAATCTTGATAAGAACTATGACTCAAAGAACATGATGCATTGTGTTCGTCTCATGCACATGGGTAAGGAAATCGCAGAGGGTCGTGGAATCATCCTTAATCGTACTGAGGATAGAGAGTTCTTGATGAATATCCGAAATCACAAGTTCGAGTATGACGAGCTTATGGCAAAGGTAGATGCTGATAAGGCAGCTCTTGACAAGGCAATTGCAGAGTCAACTATCAGAGAGACTATCAATGTGGATTTCGTCAATGAAATGCTAGTTGAAATGAGAAAAAAGGCATATGGACTATGAAAGCGAAAAAGTTTAAATCCTTCTGTAGAATATGCCTAGGTCTCGAAGCTAATGGCTTTGGTGGAGAAATGCCAGACGATTGGAATGTCAATATAGGTACGTGTCTTGGTGAAGAGGACATCCTAATGTGGGATGATAATCATAGCGGTAAGACAACAACCCTTTGTGGTGTTTCAATGGATGGGTATAAAGAGGATGCCCTCAAACATTTCTCCACTGAAGAACTTCTTAAGGAGATAGAGAAAAGAAATAGTGTTAAAAAGTCTTAAGGATTTGGAGTTTTCTAAAATTAACTATATCTTTGCATCGTATAACAATTTTAAATAATAAAAAATGGATAAAAATTTCGAAATTGCAGCTAAAAATTGGATTGAACAATATAGTGCTGACATTATGGAAAAGGTAGAGAATCTGTTGAATGAGAACGATTCTTCTCCAGAGGAACTTGCTGACGTTATTGGTGTAGACGTTGACGAGATTTACGACATCTTGGACGGAAACGGTGAGAACATCAGCATCGAGACCTTGGTTAAGGTATTCATGGTGTTAGGCTTCGCTATTGAGATTAAGCCAATTGAGGACACTCCGCTTGTTGACTACGACAATGTTAACCCACATGTGATGCGTGACGTAGAGCCAGAGCGTGAGCCACAGCCTAATGTGTTTAACCGTCCCCCTCGCAGACCAACACCTCCACCAATGGGTATGCCAATGCCTCCACGTGGATTTGACCCAGACAAACTGCCTCCTTTCTTGCGTGAGAGAGCTGAACGTGAGTTAGGTATTAACAGAGAGCCACAGCCACGTCCACAGCGTCCATTGGTACAGAGAGAACGTCCACAAGAAGAGGAAACTCCTACTTCTCCATTCGCATTGATGGGTCGTGAAGAGCTTGTTAAGATTATCAACAAGCACTTGTGGGACAGTGAGATTGACACTGTGAACGCTCCAAAGACTGCACTCGTTAGATTCCTTGAGGAAAAGGATAAGCGCATGCAAACAGTAAAGCGCAGAGAGAACGAGCAGAAGCAGATGGAAGAGCAGATTGAGGAACTTGAGAATGACCCAAAGGTTGCCAACTTCATCAACAAGATGAAGACTACCTACAAGAAGAATCCTCAGTTCCGTTCATACGTGAAGAACTTCCTCGGTGGTCTTGAAGAAGAGAACTAAAAGGTAAATAATCCAAATAAAAAGTGGGGTAGAACAAAAAATCTTCCCCACTTTTTTGTTTTTCTAACATTTTTTATATATCTTTGCAAAAAGATGTTAAATGGCTAGAAAAAAGAAAGAAACTGCAACAATTGAATATCCTTGGAGTAAATATCAAATGGCGATATTTGATTATATAGAACACGACCAAGGACATCTAGTAGTTGAAGCAGCAGCTGGAAGTGGTAAATCTACGACACTCGTTAAGTGCTTGGATTTCATTCCTGAGAATAGTAAGGTGTTACTAACTGCTTTCAACACAGATATTGTAAATGAATTAAAGAAGAAAACAAAGGACAAGGAAAACGTTGATGTTAGAACCCTTCATGGGCTTGGGTTGCTGTTCATAAAGAAAAACATACCTCAAGTGAGTGCAATTCCAGAGCCATTCAAATATGATTCTCACATCAAGAATAATATCAGAGAATACACATCAATCAACTTGTTTACGTTAAGGGGTAGGGAATATTTCAGATACCTCGATAATATCAAGAAGTATGTTGACTTTGGAAGATTCTATCTTTGCCAAACAGTAAAGGATTTGGACTTTATAGAGGATAGATATGGAATCGACACAATCGCAGACGAGAAGGAGGTTGCCTTGCAAGTCATGGAATGGGGTAAAAATGCCCTAGAAACGATTGATTATACCGACATGGTATGGTTGCCTAACGTACTCTTTTTAAAGCCTCTAGGACTCTTATATGACTTTATAATGGTTGATGAGTGCCAAGACATGAATAAGGCAGAAAGGGAATTGGTGCTTAAATGCTTCAAGATGGGTACTAGAATGATGAGTGTGGGTGATTCAAGTCAGATGTTGTACGCATTCAGTGGAGGAGACCCAGAATCATTTAATGCCTTGAAGTCAATTCCAAACACAAAGTGTCTTCCATTGAGTATATCTTACAGATGTGGTAAGAACATTGTGGATTTCGCCAAGAAAATTGTACCTTCAATTGAAGCTGCCGATAATGCAGTGGAGGGACAAATTGTAAAGAATGTTTCACTAGATGCCGTAAAGGATGGTGACATGATTTTATGCAGAAACAATGCGCCATTAGTCCAGATATACAGTGAGTTCTTGAAACTTGGTAAAAAGGCTTACATCAGAGGTAAGGATATTGGAAGCAACCTAAAGTCAATCGTTAAAAGCACCAAACAAGATAAACTCAACGTTGATTGTAAGGACGATGGAGTATTTGTAAGGCTTTATGACGATTTATTCGTGACTAGGAATAAGTTGATGGAGAAGTTTGGCATTGATGCTGAGACAGCAATTAATTCCCCTCAGTTACAGAATAAACTTGACATGATAAACGCTCTTGAGATACTTGCCGAAGGAATTAACACATCTGAGGAAATAATCGAAAAGATTGATGAGATTTTCCCAAAGAGAGACAAGAAAGATGGTATTTCACTTTCAACCATCCACAAGGCAAAGGGATTGGAAGCCAACAATGTGTTTATCGCTTGCGAGTCATTGATGCCAAGCAAATCTGCTAAGAAGGATTGGGAGATTCGCCAAGAATACAACCTTATGTACGTGGCTTATACGAGGGCAAAGAACATATTGGGTTTCATCGATGAGAAAGACTTTGAGAAGTTCGATACATCAAATGTAAATAGTATCTCAATCTTGAGAAGGATTGAATACCAAGTGAATAGGGTATTGGGTAAGACCACAAAGGTCATCATCAATGAGGAAACGGCAAAATCAATCATAGCCAATGCCAAAAAAATAGATAAGAAGATATTTACTAGTTCAACAATAGATTTTAAAACAACTACTAATAATAAGAGAAAGGTTAATGCTTTCTCAAACTTACTAAAAAATAAGAAAAAATGAATAACAACAAAGTAACACAAATATTTGATTTCAGTGCTAGCTGGTGTGGGCCTTGTCGTGTCTTCGCTAGTACATTCAAGAAAGTATCCGAAATGGAAGAGTATAAGGATATTGAGTTTAAGAGTATCGACATTGAGAATGACGAGGATGGAGAGCTGATGGTTGAGAAGTACCAGATTAGGTCAGTCCCTACCATAGTCCTTGCTGATGAGAATGGAGATATTATTTACAAACTCATGGGTAATGTTCCGTTAAAGGACTTTACAGACATTATCAATAAAGCGTTAGAAGATAGATAATATGGTTATAGGTTTAGCAGGGCGAATGCGTAGTGGCAAAACAGAGCTAGCTAAAATATGTGAGAACTTTGGATATGAACGATTATATTTTGCATTGCCTCTGAAGCGACTATGCGCTGACTTATTGGATATATCCCTAGACGAGTTAAATAGGGCAAAGGCTGAGAAATACAACATCGGTGTTACCATTGGTAAGGATATGTGTGAAATACTTGCTGATGAAACTGGTATTCCACTTGAAACAGTTACCAAGACTTGTGAGGGTGTTGTAATAAAAGATGTAAGACACATGCTACAATTCATTGGCACAGACTTGATAAGAAAATATAATACCAATTGGCATGTTGACCGTATTCGTGAAATGATAGATAAGGATAAAAACTATGTGCTTGATGACGTAAGATTCCCAAATGAAAAGGCATTGATTGAGGAACTTGGTGGTGATTGTTGGTTTATTACACGCACAACCCTAGATAATATCTCGAATCATGAATCTGAGACATCTATCACATGGAACGATTGTTGGAATAAAATTATTGTAAATGACTCTACGTTACCTATTTTGCAGTTTAAGTGGGAAACTTTCATGGATAATTACGTCCAGTCTTGCGCCATTAGAGATAAAGAGTTTGATAGAATATTGGAAGATGGTTCTGAGGCTGACATAGTGCCACTATCACTGTATGACATGATGCTGTTATCGAAATCATTCTTTACATATGTCCACAAAGATATTAGGAAGGAAGATGTAACTAAAATATCAATGAATGAGGATAAGACAGTATTCATCACATATAAGGATGGTTCAATGGAACTTATTGACAACCCACTGAATATAGAGGATATAAAAATTCTGCTTTAATTTTTTTTAACTCTATATATTTGGAAATGAAGAATAATAATTATATATTTGCTAAAATATGATTTTATTTACTTCTGACTATTGATATTTTCCACAATAATATTATATTTATAATAGGTAATGTTATCTATTATGAAAAAGTATAAGAGAATTTGTAGAATATGTGGTAAAGAGTTAGAATATGGGTCATATTCAGCATACTACTTGGCAGAAAAATGTAATGCTGTTTGTAGAATTTGTGCCACTAGAAAAAATGCCAAAAGAAAATGTGATTTATCTTCATTACTTGAAGAAACTCCAGAAGCTTATTATTGGATTGGATTTCTTTTAGCCGATGGACACTTTGAAAATGGTAGAATTAAATTCCATTTAGCATCAAAAGATAGTGACCAAGTAAAAAAGTTTGCCAACTTCATCAAATGGACTGGAAATTTTGATGATAGAGGCGAATTAGGTATTGGTGTTGCTGCAAAACATACTGAAGTTGTTGATGAATTATGTAAAAAATTTGATATTAAAAAGAACAAGACGTATAACCCACCAAAAACCATCTTAAATCATAATAAGGAATTATTAAAATACCTTTTAATTGGGTTTATTGATGGTGATGGCACTATAAATGAAAATTCAATAAGGTTTAGAATCCACTCATCTTGGCTAAACATATTGAATGAATTTGCTAATTTATTCGATAACGAAAAAAAAGCAACAACAACAAAAGATGGCTATGCTTATTGGAGAATTAATAAGCATAACACAACAGAAGTTTTATTACCATTAATGTCTTCAGTACCATATTTAAAAAGAAAATGGGAACACTTAACCACTGCGCATAATAATACCAAGACAATACACAAAAGATACAATATTTCTGATAGAACAACTAATATCTTGCATATGATTGAAAATGGCGCATCAACTAAAGAGGTCTCTAAAAGATTCAATATAACTACAGATTGTGTTTTAAAAATAAAATCAAGATATGGGGTTTGCGTAAATAGAGTTAACAAAGAAAAATCTTCAAAATTAAAAAAAGAAATACTAAACCTAATTCATGAAGGGAAAAAGTATAAAGAAATTTCTTCAAAATTAGGGATTAGCATTTCTTACATATCAAAAATAAAAAATAAATATGGATAAATGTGATTTTAGATATACTAACGGTGAAAAGATATTCTTTATCAGTGATACGCACTGGAATCATTCGAATATAATCAAGTTCTGTGACCGTCCATTCAAAGATGTTGAAGAAATGAACTACAAACTCATCGAAAATTGGAACAAGAAAGTACCAGCCGATGGTCTTGTATTCCACCTCGGTGATTTTGCATGGGGTGGGTATGAGTTTTGGAAGAAAATCAGAGAGCAACTGAATGGAGATATTATACTGATTAAAGGTAATCACGACCAAAAGAACATGTCTACAACAGCAGAGCAAGAGCTGTTTAAGCATGTGACTTGGCAAATGTTAATAGAGGTTGAGGGTAGAAAGCTTTGGCTTAACCACTTCCCATTCCTTTGTTATGCTGGTGTCTATCGTGAGCCTAAGAAACTAGTGTATCAGTGTTATGGACACGTACACAGTGGACCAGACAAGAAAGGCCAAGACCTACCAAGATTAGTACATACATATCCAATGCAGTACGATGTTGGTGTAGATAACAACAACTACGAACCAATATCATGGGAAGAGCTGAATGGAAAAATCCAGCTACAGCTTCTTAAGAGTAAGTATAACATAAAGAAATAATAACAATTTAATGCTTAAAAGCCCCCAAGATATGAA